CCCTGCACCACATGCAGTACTACCCTGCACCACATGCAGTACTACCCTGCACCACATGCAGGGATAAGTATAACCATAGTAAAAATAACCAATGGAAGTATAACCATAGTAAGAAAAAGAAAATACTAAAAGAAAAAATTTTGCAACGTCGTCAATCTTGTGTTATAGTGTTATCTATGCAAGATATTCAAGGTTTTTGCGCTATGCGCCACTGGGTCATCAGAGGAAAGCACTTTGACAACACTTTGGAAAAACTCGTCTACATCGTTCTAGTAGACCACACTGACGGTAACGGGCAGTGCTTCCCGTCAGTGGCCGCGATAGCCGCCGAAGCAATGTGCGGAGAACGTAGCGTCTATACCGCGCTGAAATCGCTAGAGGCCAAAGGGCTTATTACGCGCGAGCCAAGATATGCGGCAAATGGCGTACGTAAATCAACCGTCTACCATGTGACCACCGAAGAACGTAATGTCCAGTCTGATTCCTCTAAGCCTGATACGTTTGATAAAACGCTTTACCAAGCTCCAGAATCGACTACTACGGTAGAACCCACACACGAACACACGCTGATGGAATCAACGCCACACAAGCGCGAGGAATACCCGAACGCATTCGAACAACTGTGGACAATCTATCCGAAGCATGTAGCCAAGATGGCCGCTTACAAGGCATGGCGTAAAGCAAAAGTAGGTATGAACAGCGCTTTCCTCATGACCAAGGTGCAGGCATTCGCCGCACAATGCGTCAACACGGAAACCAGATTTATTCCAAATTTCGCCACATGGCTCAACGGGGAAAGATGGAACGACGAATACCGTCCAGACCCGCCACAAGCACGCAAGCCCGCCACGAACGCGGAACGGAATATGCAGAATCTCACTCAGGCGATGCAGTCGCAAACTGACCTCTTCGGCTTTCAGATTGAGTCCGGCGTGTCGCGTCCGTAATCATATATAATCGATAATGTAAAATAACCAACAAATGAAAGGGACATGACATGCCAATAAAAGTAAAACACCAATCATTCGCAGACTGCGAAACACTGACCATTTTCGGGGCAAAACGAGGCAAAGGCAATTCCACGAACCTCGTGCGAGTGCAATTCAGCGACTTGGACGATTTGAAAGAATTCCAAAACGAGTTAAATAATCTTTTCCCCGAAAACGTCACCATAGACGAAAAATTAAAAGAACCAAAAGAAGAAGGATACTACCTCTCCCAGACTGGAATACTTCTCTTAAAAGATGAATGGGGGTGGAGCGTCATACGATTCAAAGACTCAACTACACCATACGTGGCATGGGACCCAACCCACTTACATTTAATCAACGAGAAATGGCAAAATGTCATCGAAAAATTAACTAAAGTTGCACTACCACTAACTCGTGTAAACATTACCCCATTCCCCAGAATGAAAGGACAAAAATGATTAAGGTCACAGCGTATACTAATCCGGAAACCATCGTTATCAACTCATTGCGAGACTTGGCCGCCACTACGACGGAAGACGGGTGGAAGGTCATGCTAAGGTTCCGGGATGAAAACGAGATGAAAGCATTGCAAGACGTACTCAATTATCGTTTCCCAGAAAATATGAGGACAATGCAGGAAATGCCAACGGAGGAGGGCTATTACATCACCCAGACCGGCACACTGCTCTACAGTGACGGAGCAGGTGATTGGAGTGTGCGCCGTCCTACTCTTGATGACGGAAAGTATGGGACTGAGCCGCTAAACCGTGTTTGGAGCGACGGATTATCCGCGTTGCATGTTACATGGCCTCTTGTTGTCTCGACGTTTGGTGCTGGGGCGTTCCCGCTAGTGCCGGTCAAGTTCGCTTATTGATAATGATTCTCATTATGCCCGCTGATTTGTTTCGGCGGGCATTTTCTGTTTTCCGGCGTGTCGTACTCAACAGTGGTGTATTATGTAATTACCAACCGATAAGAGAGGAATCTAAAATGGTTAAACTCCAGCCGTACAACCAAGGCGAATACATCTGTGACGCATACGTCATCATCGACGAAGAAAACGCAACCGCACACGTCCGCAACATCGATAACGGAATCAACTTCGACATTGAAAACCTGAACCGTGTGGGAGGTATCCTATTCACCCTCCGACTTGAAATGCTCAAACGAGGCTACCGGCTCGGCAAATTCAAGCCGGACTACACCACTGAAGGTGGCTATGACGTAGACGTTTACGAACGCAAAGCATGAAAAACACCTGCTCCACCAGCAAGGGTGGGGCACCCAATTGGAAGGAAAATAAAATGCTGACACTATTCAACGACATACCCCCGTATGACATGCATTCCGTCGTGGAATGCGACAAAGACAAGGACACTGCCATATTCGAGACAGCTGTGACCGTGCAAGACAATCCCAAAATAGTCCGCTATCGCGTATGGCTGTCAGCATGGAAAGGCTTAGAAAACCGGCAGAGAAGCGGAGCACAATCTAAAAGTTACATGATGGACGCCGTAGCTCCGGTAGATTGGCCGATTGATAAAGTCCACAATACGATACTCGCATATCTCGCCGGTATTAAGTGGATGAAAATGTCCAGTGGCATTCAATGGTTACACGCGGATTATCAGCCACAACCTCACGACTCAACACAAGAAGACTTCATTCTTTACCTTGACGATTTCCTGGACTCAATCACACCGCAATTTTGAAAGGAAACACTCATGGACAACGTTAATCATCCAGCACACTACACCGACAACACGAAGCCTTGCGAATGCATTGAAGTCGCGCAATATCACAGCTTTTGCGTAGGCAACGCCATAAAATACGTGTGGCGGTACCGACTCAAGGGACGCCCCCTCGAAGACTTGCAGAAAGCGGGATGGTATCTACAGAGGGCTATCGACAATGGCGAGAAATGCCGTCTGCAAATCGATGGCGAACCATTGGACGCACACAATCTCATGCAAGTGGGGAAGTGCCGTCGCTACATGGACGCCATGTTAGACCTCGATTGGCCAGCCATCACCTATGAGGAAGGGCTTTTCTGGAAATACCTTCGAAAAAGTGACTTGGACGGCATGCTAAAAACCGTAAAATTGATGCAATTGGAAATCAAGGGGTACGAGGATGAATAAACTGCAAGTTCAAACGCTCCTAACCTATGCCAGCGCCTTTGATAATCGTCTTGTGACCGATATCCAGGTGGCCGCATGGATGGAAGCGTTAGCCACTGACATGCGATTAGACGTGGCGAAGGAAGCTGTACGCCAATTTTTCGCAAGCCCGGAATACACGAAGAAGCGGCCGTATCTCATGCCCGCCGATCTCAATGCGTTTTGGCGCAGATGGAAACGTGACCATACGCCTTCCGAGGCCGACATTACGCGAGAGATGGCCGCGCTTGGCATTGAGGGTGATGCGATTTGGGAGTATCGGCGGAAACGGTTGAGTGGGCGCGGTTTGGAAGAGTCCGCGCAATCAGCTAAACGGTTCCGTGGTCTTGAGAGCGCGCGGGGGTTGAGTCGGTTGGGCGAGATTCTACCGCGTTCGGCGTGTCGTACTCAACAGTGGTGTATTATGTAATTACCAACCAAGGAAAGGATAAACAAAATGGACACCGCAATCATCTATCTCAGCCATCGCATCTGCAAACAACGTCTCGTAATTAAAGAAACCGGAGAAGTCTACGATTTCCACAGCGAAGCAGTGGAAATTAAAAACCAATTGGCAAACATGCGCAACATCCTCAAGCGCGACGAAGATTTCACGTTCGGCCGAGTCTGCCTTGTAGACGATTTCACATGGCATCAAGGATTAGACCAGTGCGCAGTCTACGAGGCAGAAATAAAATATCTTTAAACAACCACCCGCCCCGCCCACGCGGGCGGGGCACCATTAATGAAAGGAAACAATAATGAAACTCGAAGAAAAATATATGGCAGTCCTCAACGAAGTCCCCAACTTCGTCACCGACCTGACAGCCAACGCTGGACAACGCACCTACAAATACCTGAATCTCTCCACCATTCTCAAAACCATCAAGCCTATTTTCGCCAAGTATGATTTAGCCTTCCGGCAGGTGGTGCGCATGGGCGCGGTAGGCGACAAAGTGAGCTACGGCGCGGTCGAAACAATCATTTTCGACGCTGAAAAAACCCTGAATGTGGGGGACTACCCATTTATTGTGGTGCCCGACCCGCAGGCAATCGGATCAGCAGTAACCTACGCGCGACGCTACTCCCTCTACGCCGCTCTTGGTATCTTCCCCGACAAGGACGATGACGGTGCCGCCATGCGCGACTATTCTGCACCACAACAGCCACGGAAGGCCACGGCACAGGAAGTCAACGATCTTAACGACATGGCTCAGGCCGCTGGAACAAATCTAGGGTTTTACGTCAACGCTTTGACATCACAGTTCGGCCATGAGGTGCGTAAGCCTCAGGACTTGACCGAACATGACGTTATACTTCTCCGTCAGGCCATCAGCAAGGGCGGTACCAAGTGAAAAAGATTGCTATGTTTTTCGGGTTCTTGGTGCTTACGATTGTCTCCGCTGTTGCTTTGGGGGTGGCGTTGTGGTGTGAGGATAGTTATATGATTCTTCTCGCATTGGCTTATATCCTTATTGGTTTGGCGGGCATGGGTTTCGTTGTCATGGATTATCTCTAGTCCGGCGTGTCGTAACCAAAACTGTTGTATTATGTAATTACCAACCAAGGAAAGGAAAACAAAATGGGAATCAACCTCAGCACAGCAGAAGCCTACATCATCAGCTACCTTGAAAACAGCGGACAGGATGACGGCAATTGGGACACCTACGGAGCCGCGAAAGACCTCCGTACCATCTGCGATATGAACGGCTACACCGATTATGAACAGGTAGACCCCGACGAGTTTACCGAACTGCTCAAGGAACACGCACTTTAAACCAAACCACAGCCCCGTCCGCAAGGGCGGGGCACCCTCTAATGAAAGGAACAATAATGAAAAATACAATAACCCTTACTCAATACGTCAAGTTCCTCAAAGAGACGCTAGACCAGCTTGACAAAGTGGCTAAAGACTCACCAGACATTGAACTAAAAGACTACACGCCGCAAATCGCAATCTACCCAAATTCCAGAGAAGACGCACTAGACTTGCTCTACTTGGCTGGAATCGAACCGACGATTTACAAAAACATCGTAAGAGGACAATTCCCCACCGTCAACGGAATCGCATACGTCCACTATGATGAAGAGATTGCGGGAGAGGATAAATGAGACTCACACTATGGCCGGGAGCTATGCCCATCACATTCAAAACCGTCGCCGGAGAGCGAGAATACAGAATCAAGGAAAACGTTTACGCATACCTTGTCCAGTCAAAAAACGGCAACCTATTCACGCTCGACCATGAAAACAATCTTCGCGCCGTCAACAGTCGGAATAGTTATCTTGACTCTTTGGATGAGAGCGAATTATTGAAATATTTGCGCAACGCGTTCGGCATCAGCCAGCGTGAAATAGCAAGAATGTACGGTGTACGGCAATGCCAAGTCGCGCATTGGGAGACCAAGTTCCGACGCATCCCGTCCGCACGACGCCAAAAAATAGCGGACACACTACTGAAAGCATACACACTCGCCACCACGGAAAACGGATTACCGGTAAGAAAGGAAAACTAAAATGAAGATTCTGAACGTTTCTCAAGCGCAGGACACTCAAGCATGGCTGGACGCGCGAATTGGTAAAATCACGGGCACCAAAGCCGGGACACTCGCGCTCGAACATTACGCCCAAAAGGACGTAGCCAAGCTCGAAGCCATGGCAGACGAGGCAAAGACTGAAGAAAAGGCCGAAGAATACAGAGCGAAAGCCGAACAAGCCAAACGAGATAACGAACGACTAAAAGTCAGCCTCGATTTTTGGCAGTTCCTCGCCGACATGATTGCGGAACAGCCGGACGGAGAACCGCCAATGGAACGCGGTCACCGTTTGGAAAATACTAACATCATGATGGCGTGCGAGAAACTTGACATTTCCACCGACATTGTGGAATTCGACACTGGAATGTGGGTAAGTGACGTGGATGACCGTATTGCGGTCAGTCCTGACGCTCACGCCAAGCCGCAAATCGATATTAACGGACTGGGATATAATCCCACGTTCGCGTTCGAGGCGAAAAGTCTGGGGACGAAATACCATTTGCAGACTGTTGTTCCGTTCCGTGTGTTCCAGCTGTTGAATGATTCGGAAACTCCGAATAGTCAGCGTGATGAATTGCAGTCGTTGGCTCTCAAACTGTTCCCGGAGATTTTGGAATCGCGTCGTGAGTTCGACTTCATCCCTAAACAGTATCAGTCTCAAGTGCTCCAGTATTTCGTTGTTAACCCTGACTTGAAGACGGTGTATTTCACCATGTTTGACGATAGGGTGTATGGCAGTCTGCAACATGAGGTGTTCGAGGTTGACAGGCGGAGTGTGGCCGATGAAATCGAAGCACAGGAGATAAATGAATTGCAGACATTGGCACTTATTGACGGACTGCAAAAACTGGGAGGTGTGGATTGGTGAGCATTTCAAGACGTGTCATTTACGCGGTTTTCGATGATTGCGCGGGATGCAAGCACCGGGAATTGATTGACGGACTACGAAAAATGGTGGTGCGAGTCAAGAAGAAAACGGGCATTATGGTTGCTCTCATGGTAGTTCAGCCGGGTAACAGTCGTTACTGGACTTTGCGCAAGGCTCACAAGTATTCTACCGCGCCTTTTTTCGTGTTTGATGGGGTGTGCTACCGGCATGTGGATGCGCTTGAGGTGCAGTGCTTAGCGTATTGCAGTCGATGAAAATTCAGGGAATCTACGAAGAAATTTTGTAGATTCCCTTTTTTATTTTTTGGCGTGTCGTGTACACAAGTAGTGTATTATGTAATTACCAAACAAAGAAAGGACAAACAAAATGAACACCGAAACCAACTGCTTCAAGGGATACAACATCAAGGCCACCACAAACGAAGACGGCACGGTAAACGTCGAAACATGGTGGAACGAGAACACCACGGGAGTATGGTGGAACGGTACCGAACATGCACAAGGCAAGTTCAACACCAGAAAAGAATACCTCAAGTGGCTCGCCGACAAGTTTGCGGAAATCATCGGAGAATGACCACCCCGCCCCGCCCGCAAGGGCGGGGCACCAATCGAAAGGAACCAGCAATGAACAAAAACGACGGCTTCGTGGCAATACTCTTTCTCTTCGGAATCGTATTATCCGCGAACGAAAACATGAACTTCATCAATATTATCGGTGTCGCGTGCATGCTGGCGGCACTCTACGTCTACCGCAAAGGAGCAAAGAAATGAACAAGGCAGTGCAGGCCGGACTAGTCGCCGGGTACCTCAATACTTGCATCCAGACAACGGACGGTTTCGGCATGTCCTTAAAGAATGCGCGCAGAGTATGGTTAGACGCTATCAACACAGTCGAAACGCAGTACGAAACGAAGGGGCAGAGACGCGAAGCACTGCAGGCCTTCAGTCTGCGTAATCTCGCTACATGTGGTTGGTGTCTCGCACCATTCATCACTTTCCCCGTGTGGCTTCTCATGGCGAGGAAGACGGGATTACGCGGCTATATGACGGCAGTCAGCGTATGCGCGTTCACTCGACACATCGCGGAAATGTACTAAAAAGGGGGATATGGTGAAATATAGGAACGTTGATGCTTACGACTATCGCGTGCAGTCTCATTATTCGGGAAACGGTGTCGTATGGGAGGTATATGAGAGGACTAGCGACGGTTGGCAGAAGCGCAAGCGTGGCTATGACAAGTGGATCGCCGAAGCAAGGGAGAGAGCGCACGCGGTTATTGCTCGGCTTGCTGAAGTGCGTTATGGCGCTGATTATCGCGTGTCCCGGTTGGTGCCATTGAAGTATCCGATGTGTTGGGGTGTGTTTGTCGAACGTCGGCGTGTCGCATAACTAAGTAGTGTATTATGTAATTATCAACCAAACAAGGAAGGACAAAACAGAATGACCACCGCAACAATCAACATCAGCTACTTCGACGGAAAACAAACCATCGACATTCCGGAACTTGACGCCTTCTCCGCGTTCCACAGTGAAGCGGTGGGAACAAAGAACATTCTCCGTTCAATACGTCGCAAATGTGAACGCAAATACGGTTTCACGTTCGGACGCGTCAACAAGTTCCATGAAACCAGCTATGACACCACATATGAAGCACAGATTGAAGAACTCTGCGACTGACACCACCCGCCCCGCCCACGCGGGCGGGGCACAACTAACAAAAGGAATAAAAATGTATGTAGTAATATTCAACGGCGCCGAATATGTATGCGACACATTCAGACAAGCCGTAGCAACGGCAAGAAAATCAGCGGAACACGGAGACGTCGCAACCATTTTTGATGACGAAGGCGAACAAGTCGCATCATTTCAACCAAGGGAGGAAACAAAATGAAAAACATGCCAGAATTTATTATGCATGTCAGCGTTGAGCTAGCCGACTCAATGGTGGAAGAAAAACTACGCTACACCACCAATAAGGAAAAACAAACCTACACGATCGGTGAAGCCGCAACCCTCAGTAAGGAAAGCTACGCCATGCTGGCGGTTGCACTCGCGCAATTAGCAGAATTTTGCGCGAACCAAGCGGAGGAATAATGCTAGCGAAAGAAGGCAAGCCAAAAGAGAAAAACCCGACCGAAGAAACACGTCAACTCGTGTTGGAACGCGACCACTACCGGTGCGTGAGATGCGGGCGGGACGTGAGATACACACCCTTCGGCTACTCCATCCACCACCGTAGACTACGCTCGCACCCATACGCTGAAATGCATTCCAGTCCAAACCTCATAACCCTCTGCGGGTCAGGCACAACCGGTTGCCACGGGTGGGTACATGAGAATGTGAAGGAAGCCGAACGACTGGGATTAATCGTGTCAGGTTTCGCCAGACCTGAAAACATTCCAGTTCAAACGTGGGACGGGTTGAAAACCATTTAAAAAAGGAGAAGCCGCACGGGGAAGAAGATGAACCCGTGCGGCTTTATCAATGACAGCACTAAAAGTCAATCGCCAAAACTTTCAGCACTCCACATTATACTAGGGCAACTTATTTTCGTCAACGAACGTTTTACCAAGTTTGCCGCCCATCACCTGATTGACAGCAGTGTAAACCGTCTGAGAGACACCCACCACAGCAACAAGCAGTACACCCCACGTATAACCGTGATTAAAACCGCCCACCGCCGCGATAGCCAACATGCCCAACACAATACTGACCGCGAGACTAAACAAGGCGGTCATGTTATCCGGCAGAATAGGTTTAACAACCTGCACGAACACGGGAGCAACCAAACCGACGATAGCAACCGCGATAGTCTCAGCCTGAGTAATGCCCATAATTTACTCCAATCACCAATACAAGGTTTCACCCGGGTAAATCACGTTAGGATTGCCTGAACGATAGCCCTTAATCTGACCCACGTTAATCTTATATCGTGACGCGATACCGCTCAACGTGTCACCAGACCGCACAGTATAACGGCGTGCTCCCCCAGTGGAAACGCTAGAACTGCGACGGCAAACACGCTCACCAGCATAAATGATGTTCGGATTGCCGCTACGGTAGCCCGTCCACTCATTCCAACTGCCACCATAGCGTGATGCAATCGAACTCAACGTGTCACCAGACTGGACGTAAACGCATTGCGCAGAGGATTGAGCCGTACCGCATCCCAAACGATTATTCACAATCCTCATAACCGAATCATAATAGCCGCCCAAGAGTGCGCGACGCGTCGCACCATTACCGTATCTGCCCGCGATAACGTCGTTCGCCATCTGACTCACATCACCATTAGACGTAGTGTTCGGCGTATCATGCTTCACCGTGGTAGTGGTGCCAGTATTAGCAAACGAATTAGGTACGCACCCACTACGTTCACCGCAAGCAATCCGACCCCAAGCAGTTTTATCACCGAAGAACAAGTCAAGGTCAAGGAACCCACCATACCCATTCAACATGCCATGAGACGTGTATTGCAACATGCCCTCGCCAGCACTGCCAGCATTCCACGGCTGAGACTGATAACCGGTAACGGCATTGCTCGCATACTGCGCCTTCCACAGCATGCAATGTTGACGCACGTCCTGCGGAATCTGCCACACGGCAGACGCTTGCACGTAAACCACCGGCCAAACACTAGTACGTTCATGCACGCGATTAACCCACTCGCGAACCCAATTACCATTACCCCACGAGACATTACGGTAACTCTCCCAGTCCAACACGAGCATGGAACGGCCAACATAAGAGCCCACCGTGTTAACAAAGTAGTCGGCTTCCGCAATCGCACTGCCACCATTCGCATAATGGTACAATCCATGAATCTTGCCAGTTTCGATAGCGCCAGTAATCTGACTAACCCACGAACCGTTAGTGAAGTCCACACCCTCGGTGGCCTTGACGATAGCAAAATCAGCCGGGATAACGCGCGTAATGTTAGCCGGTTGCCAACCGCTCACATCCACACCGTTCATGTCCGCCATAGCCACGCTAGGCGCGAGCATGATAGCTGCGCTCAATGTCAAACCGGCAACCGGCTTGCCCATGCTCCGCTTGATACGCTTATGCTTCGGTGTTCGTTTCATTTTTCCTCCCTACTACTCGCGCAAGCACGAATCTTATTCGCTATCTCCGTACCAACACCATTACCCCCTAAAGCATGATAGGCGGTGTAGACACGTTCAACGGTTTCCTTATCCGCAATTGGAACGAACCCGTTATGCTCCCGCTGTTCGTCAAACTGCTTCAGCTTGCAAAACAAGAGTTCTTTCACCCCCTCGCGTAACGGATTGTGTTTCGCATCGATTTTGCTTAACACCCATTGCATGACAATAGTCACCGTCTGACTGCCGAGGATGGCGCACAATAATGCCGTTCCCATCAATGTTCCCAATCAATCGGGGGCATGTTGAAATCGTAAGTGATTTTCATTGTCTGCCTGCTGTTCTTCGTCACCGGCTTATCCAATCGGGCACGACTGAAATACTGGGTGCCAAGATACAACCCAGTATGCGCGAAAGTGCCATAGGCTAACACGAACCCGCTTATAAACGACATGCTATAAAATGTTTCTGACCCTTGCCATCGGACGCATGGTTTCAACGCGTTGGCATTATCATCAATATCATATACGCGAGTGCCGATTAGGACACTGTTTTCCTCCGGCATGGCAGAAATATAAGAACTCCCATAATTGCCAGTGAAGGTTTTCTTAAACTCGAACGAGGTTGAATATTCTCGCACCTCGGTACCCGAAATAGAGATGAAAAACGAGTCACGAATCGCGGAGTAAGAAATCGCTTGACAATAATCTCCAATATTATGCGTTGTCACGTTAGTTAAATCAGACACCGGCGCACTGCAAACAGACTGGCCGTTAACCCAATAAATAGAATGGTTATACGCGGTTAAACATGTATACCTGTATAATCCGACGTTAGGAACTTGCACGGTTTGCCTATCCCACGCGCCACCGTTAAGTCGTGTAATCCAATCATCCACCGTGAACACGGTAAGACTATCCGCGCTCGACACGTAAATTTTGCCATCACAGTAAGTAGCAGGCCAATCAGCATCATTACTAACCAAAAGGTCGTATCCTGCATAATAGTTTGGATTCCTCGTGGATGGGCCACTATAAATGCTTTGAAACGTGCCATTGCCTTGCGATGTTGAAAAATCAAACACGAAACGCAACGAGTTCGCCTTGCGATATGATTCATCCTGATTGAAACTGCACTCATTCTCATTATTGGAAACATATTGGTGATAACCGTAGCTCAGTGGAGTCCCATGAATCACACGTTCCCGAGTATTGACAGGCCCCGCGTAGTCTGTCAGGATAAACGCACTATTCAGCGCATATTGGTTAAATAGTGAACCTTGATTGTACAAGTTCGTTTCATCATGCAACATCATGAAATGTGCGTTAACGTACTTGCGTAACGCGTCATAAACGAACGGGCTAACGTAATTATCATGCTCAGCATGGGCTACAATCCGCCCGTCCTCCATCACATCAACAGCCACGTGACCTTTCACATGCGGCATGATATTCAACCGTTCCACTGACTCGTTCAAAATATTTCCCCTCACTTTCAAAGCTTCACCGTGACACTCACGTCAAGTTCCTTTATCTTAATTTTAGCCGAACCGGACAAACCAAGCGTACTCAAGTCAAACGAGGTAGACCCGTCAACAACAGCAGACATTTCACGTTGGCTCTCGTCCGGCAGAATAAGCGTAAACACGGCATCATCCTCGGCGTTAGTGATTGTGAGCGTCTCATCCTCAAGCCACACAATCGGATTAACAACGTCTTCAGATTCACGCCACTCCGTCTTAAACCGTTCCACAGTTTCAGCAACAGTAGTGTCGTTACGTTCCGGGAATATGATAGACGTTGCATCCTCAACGTTACGCCATTCGCGTTTAAAACGTTCCACAGCGTCAACCACACGCCGGTCAGGACGTTCGTTAGTGACACCACCATACGCACCCTTAGCTGAAATATAAATTTGCGCGTCATTGATAGCGAGACTACCAGCTCCACCATGCTTAAGATACAAGTCAAGCGTGGTTTGGTCATTGCTCGAAACGTTTGTAATTAGGAATGGGAGTCCGATAGTGACATACCCTTCCGCGCATGTCTGCATGATACGCGGGCCCGCCTTCTCACCGTTCAAAAGAAAATAGCCTTCAAGCAGTCCAGCAGTCGTGGTTTTGACTGTTAGACATAGATTGCACTCAAGCATGGTATCCGAGTAAACATTGATGCTCAACGGCAGGACTCGCGTGGCCGTATCACCTAGCGCATATTCCGTGTCGTTGAATGCTTGGAATACGCTAGCCTCCGTCGTGGATGTAGTATCGCCGGTAGTATCATCGGTAGCAATCGTAAACGATGGTGGCACGTAATCCAATGTCACACTATCATCATCGTGAACACTGGACGTGTGAATAACACTAACCGTTGTCAACACGCGCACGTCAAGCACATTATCCCAAACGTACGCTTGCTGACCCAAACGTAAATCACTGATACCGTCAACAGCTGTTAAATCGTAAGATAGCGTCGGATAGGCGGACACGGAGAGTTTCTTCCTCGCATCATCCAGTAGATTCTGCACGACGGTGTAACGTTCGTCCTGCCATTCCTGCCGTTTCGTGAATCGGGCACGCGCCTCATTCTCACTCATGCCCAAAGACGTGTACCAGCCGAAGTCCTCAACCAACTCACTGCCATGATTCACGTTCGCCACAGTCAGCCCGTTGGCGCCGATAGGATGCAATACCGTGCAAGTCGGCGGCGTCTCAGTCTTCTTAAGATTCGCCATGTTGACATCATAATTAAACACGACACCGGAAGGCGTCATATCCCGTTTGATAAACGAAACTTTACGATGCGCGGAATCGAACGATAACACTTGGTTAGACTGATTCGCCAACCACGTCAACAATTCCGTGACCTTCTTGCCTTGCAGGTCGGCGTAAATCGTGCGCGTATCATCCTCAATCGTTCCAACCGTCCAAAGCGTGTTAGACAACAATTGCGTGACTGCCGCGCTCAACTTCGCCTTCTCAACTTGGAATGACTCAACCTCGATTGAAGCCATTTCAGCCTGCGCTTCATCCGCGATAATCTCACACGTCTCCGTGTCGCGCGTGCGGTTCACTTCGTTAATGACAAATCGACGGTGTTGGAATAATAGTTCCATGTCGCCCACAACGTCGGTTGCTTCATCCGTGCCAACAGTGACGGTGAGCTGATTAGTGGAGTCGGAACGTTGGTCGAACGTCCATTCCGCGCGCGGGCTGAGCGTACGAAGTTCATGCCCTTGCAATCCCACAAGGGTGATAGTGTCTTCTGCCAGCATCACAGCCACCTCGCAGTATACGAACCATTGCCACCACAGTCAGGATAGAACCTAACCGTATTCCCCGACTGCCTTAATTTCGGAAACGTGCCGGACGTTTCCAATACTGTCAGCTTGTTATTAACGGTAACAGTACGCGTCTCACTGTTGACCACTATCACGTCACCCTGAGCGACTTGCATGTCCAAAGTGAGCACGTAGCCGTTAACATTCATACTGAAATTGTTGGCGGACTTGTTCACCACAAGATTAAAAACCGGTTCGACATTGTAATTGGTGTGCAACGTGTCAGTCGGGAGCGTGTCGAAATCAATATCATACAGGGCACCATAACGGAACGGGTCAGGACACGTGAACGTGATAGTACCGGTCGCGTAAGTCTCATGCTCTTCCAAGTCAATCGCACTAACGATAGCCTGATACGTGCCCTCTTGGTCACTGAAAGACAGGCTAGCGGGCACGTCGGTAGCAAGCACGCTCATAAGCTTAGACGCGTAAGATGGCATCATTTGGAAACAATAGCCGATAACGGTTACTCCCACTTGAATATCACGCGCGGGATAACGATTGCCTACGAATCGGCTACCGTGCGCGCCCTTATACGCTACCGTGGTAACGTCCGGGCTTACGAACTCACGCCCCGTAACGTTACCAATATAAAGCACGGTATCAGGTAGGACGGTAGCCAAATCAGTGTTATTGAAAACGATTCCCAATTTCACACCCTCTTCAAGTCACGACGTTGCAAACGATTCAGCTCTTGCGCAATCAGACGAATATCATTATCCGAACGCACCTGCATACTCTGAATAACAATACTAGTCTGCGGCATCGCGGACGTGACACCACTAGCAGAACTATCAAACACCGGCAGTGAGCCAGTAGTAGTAGTCGGCACCTTTACAGCGTCAACCATATCCAAACTCAACGAGTCCAACGAGTCCATCAAACCACTAGTGTTAGCCTTGATACCCATTTCGATACCGGACGGAATATACTTGCCAACCTCTTCGGCCATGACTCGCGACGGGGAATGAATACCCAACGCTTGCTTAGCCCACTTGACGATATTCTTACCGAAGCCAAGAATATTATTACGCACCCAATTAAACATGTCACTGATACCATTCCACAAGCCGCGAACGATATTACCGCCAGCATCCTTAAGCCAATTCACCGTGCCATTGAAACAATCCCTGATTCTGCCGGGGATACCCGTGATGAACCCCACAGCCTCATTGAACCTGTTCACAATCGCATCCTTGACTTCTTGGAACTTACGACCGAACCATGAGCCAATATCATTGAAGAAACCCTTGATTCTGCCGGGGATACCACTAAACCAATCAGTGACAGCATTCCACGCGTTCGTAATATTTGTTCCGGCGTCGGTGAAAAACTTGGTGATACTATCCCAAATGTTTTGGAAGAAGTCGCAAAGGTTTTGCCACAAGTCTTGCATGGTCTGGCAGAAGTCCTGCCATGCTTGCTTACCCGCGTCAGTCTGCGTGAAAAAGTAAACCAACCCAGCTACAAGCGCCGCCAATAGCGTGATAACCAACACCAGCGGATTAGCCGCCATAGCCGCGTTAAACAGCCATTGCGCTACCGTAGCGGCAGTTTCCGCAAGACTGAACGACTGAAGAAAACCGACTACGCTACTGATGATTTGCGCGGTCTTGAACACGGCAAAACCGGCACCGATACCAACAAGTGTTGAAACAATCCACGTACTATTCGCACTAAACCAATCGGAGAACATTTTAAGCAAATCTAATGCGGGTTGAATCGAATTACCAATTACGGTGAACACGCCACCAATGGCAGTGCCAAGACTCCCTAAAATATTGGCCAGCCCGCTCCAATCGGTATTGTTTACGAAGTCGGTAAACTTCCCCGTCATGTCAGTCAAACCGTCTAGGAAACCCTTAACAAATGGTGTGAACGCGTCACCCAGTGTACCGGCCATAGTGCGTTTGAACGCTTCCCACTGTTGACCGATGCTCATTGTGCTGTCTGCGGCTTCATCTGTAGCACCCTTGATATTTTCATAACTGTTCGGCACGTTGCCGAGAGCTTCAATCATACCAAGCGCATTATCCTCGCCAAGACTAGACCAAAGCGTCGAAGCTAAACTGGCTTCCTTGGTTTTATCGGTCATGGTGCCCATTTCACCGATAACAGCATTCAACACGTCTTCCGCAGTGGCCTTACCACTCTTGAAATTGTTGAAAACGTCCTGAGTACCCTTCGAAAACTCTCCAATACTCTGCTCCATACGCCCGTCCGTAAGGGAGGTAAGGAATTCGTTAAGGAAGTCTCCCACCTTGTCCAATTGGTAGGCTCCACTATCCACGCCAGCCTGAAGCAGTGAGAAATATTCTTGCGCGCTCGTTCCGGCTTCAGCCCAACGGCCACCATACTCGCTAAGATTGTCCGCGAGTTCATCCGTATAGTTCAGACCATTCTGCATACCTTTGGTCATAAGGTCGGTGGCATCCTGCGCACTCAGGCCGAATTTTTCCATAAGGACTTTTACGCCACGCACAGATTCTCCAGCGTCCGCGTCAAAGGTTTGAGCCCACACTTCAGTAGCCTTGGTGACAGTGTTCAAATCACCCTCACCAATGCCACGAATCACAGAACTGACGTTAGACGCGACGTTAGCCACGTCTTCCAAACTCTCACCCCAACCTTGCTGGTACAGTTCTCCAGCTACCTTGCCAGCATTCTGTGCGGCCACACTACCCTTACCTAACTGGGCGTCCAAAGTGCCTTGCACGTCAATCTGACTAATCGCCGTATCAATACCCGTTTTGAACACGCCACCGACTGCGGCAAGAGCACCACCAATACTCGCGACTTTAACAAGCTTGCTAGGCAGACTCAACCCTAAACCGTCCGCCAGCTCGCTAATCCCGTCGAACGTTTTACTAAACGCGTCCTTAATACTCGGCGCGTTCTTACCACCGTTCTTGCCAACATCTTCGGTGGCCTTGTCCGCCTGCTCCGCTGATTCTTTAATCTCGTCAGTGGCGTTCTGAATATCCTTTACGCCTTTTTCGTAACCGCTCGTGTCTATAACGGCATCGAAACGAATTTCACCCGCTTGCGCCATGTCACATACCCCGTTCCAATTGCTTCACGTATTGCTTTAACACTTTGTCTCCCTTTTTGGCTTGCGACGCTCCAACCGCAACATACACATCATTAACATGTAGTATGCGGTCACGGATAGCAAGACTACGGCCAGCATTCAATAAGGCTATGAAAGTCTCGTAACTCACCTCGTCAGCTAGCACGGCACGTATCGCCTGCCAGCCATAATATTTGCCGAACTCGGCTAACAGTAGTTCGTCATCACGAAAAAACGCCGAAGCCTTAGACTTGCTCTCAGCCTGTTTCATGGCTTTAAGCTTCGCTAACTGCTCCGGCGTGAAATCGTCAATGACCTTATGCACCGTCATTGACTACCCCCATTAGAAATACGTTTTACCGAAAACGAAACGCATAATCTGACGCATGACCGCCTGATATGCTAGCGGGTATTTCTGTTCCGCTTCCTCAGCCCACGTTTTAAACTCGTCGGTCGGGCTTACCAGTGGGATAAGCAGATTGCACAAGTCGTTTTGAATCTTCAACAATTGCTTACTACTCATATCCTGAGCGTTCAATGCTTGAAGGGTTTTCACCTTGTCCATGAACTTCAGATACGTTCCCGCACCCATAGGATTCACAGTGAACACGGTGCCTTCTGGATTGTTGGAGGTAATCAGTTTGAAGGCGTGTTCCTCTGTCTGTTCGCGAGTGTCGATAGTGACGATTTCAGACATGGTTTAGGCTCCTTACTCCTGAACGGTGTTAGCTTTTCCCGAGTCCGCCACGTCAACGTACTTCTGCTGTTCCGGGTCATACTTGGTGCGCTTGGTAGTGTCGGAGCAACCGAAGTTCACATAACCCTTCTCGTCCGGGAGCATGGTAACGTTCAGTTCGATAGTCACCGGGTCACTCGTGCTACCGATAGTGAACTCGCCGCCATTCTGAATCAGAGCGGCCGGGATATACACGTCGTTAGTACTATCCGCGTCGCACGTGTTGTGAATCACGATAGGACTGGACGTGATGGCGGAACACTCACCCGCACCGAAAGTAACCTTGGTGCCTGCCGTGCCCTTAGTAGCAAGACTTGGGAAGATGCGGCCAAGCACTGCCATGTTCGGGATGATGAGGGGGATTGTCGCGCTGATCTCGCTATAGGTGCCAGTAGGGATACTAATAGTTCCGGCTTGAGACTCTACGTCCACCGTGTTCGGGGTGAGGGTGATAGTGATACCATCGGAGCCGACGAGTTCGGGCGCAAATTCTTCTTGCCCGATGTATACGGTTTTCTTGCCGAGTAGACTGTAGTCTGTGGTGGCCATATTGTGTTACTCCTTATTGAGAATGATTATCGTTTTCTGCTTAGTTCCTAGTTTATCACTTTTACCCCGTTTAAATCTGGGAGTGGGTAGGTGATAGTGAAGTGGATGCTTTTCACATAATGGCCTTCACTGTCTACCGCGTCTAAGTCTATACTGCTTGCGGGGCTTATGGTGAGCTTGTCATAGACTATTGGGCTTTCGGGTTGACAGCTTAGCGTGCATTGGTCTGCTAGTTGCGTGTTGATGTATTCCATGAGTTTTAGGAGGTATTCGCCTTGTCGGGTTACATCGTAGAAGCGTGTGCTTATGGTGAGTTGGTCAGTGTAATGACCGTTGCCGTTGCTTACCGTGGTTGAGGTTATCCATATGCCATCCTTACTGCTAACTGCGCCCGTGTCTAATATGGGGCTTTCGTTTACGAAGATGGTTTCCCCATAAGTGCCGAAGCCGTGTTCTGCTAGATCTAATGCTACTGCCAGTTCAATCATTTTAGTATCCTTTGGAAATAGTTGTCAGCGTGTGCTTGGGCTTTAGCTACTGCACGATGTAGGTAGAGTCTTGTGCCGGGGTGTCGATGGTTTTCGTATTCTCGTCGTTTGGCGTATGGGACTCTGCCGCCACCGAAGGCGACATAGCCTTTCATGCCTTGGAGTTTGAAACGGCCTGAATCTTTCAATAGTCCGGGGTGTTTGTCTTCGGGTGCTTTGCCGATTGGGGCGTTGGTTACCGCGTCCTTGTGGATATCGGTGAGCATGTGAGCTAATCCATTGCGCATAGCTTGACGGCCTTGCTCATACACGCTTTTATTGATTGTGACTTGTAGGCTCATAGTGTGCTCCTTCCGTATGGTTGAGCGTAGATGGTGATGAACCGTGTTTCCCCGGTGGTCATGTCGTCACCTTGGCTTGCTTGAGTGATTTTGAACGCTCGGTTTTTGGTTTTGACTACCAGATCTAATAGCATGTCCGGGTCGCGTAGGTCTGCTGGTATGTCTTCGGCTTGCAAATGGAATCGTCGAGTGGCGATACGCACGCCATAGTCTCCGAACGCGTCGGAGTTGGTTGAACGTTTGATTATCGCGTGTACGTCTGCTAGCTTCTTGTTGTTTCGTTCACTGCTCGCATACTTCCATAGTTCGACGGTTTCCACTTGGTCGGGAAAAAGTTTGAATGGATTACAGTCCAAGACCGTCACCGTCCCCAATCCAATACGGCACTATTGGCAGTGTGTTGGGTGTTGCGATACCTCCGACGCCTAACGGCTTCTCGCAGAGACTCCACATGTTAATGACGGTTAGATATGGTTGGATTGCTTGAGTGAGCGTGTCGGTGGCTGTGTTTCGTTGGTAGGACACGCTAACGTCTTCGATGCTCTTGCTGGTGATTATATCCGTTTCGTCCGCGTGGTGTTGCATTGCACTGGCTATGCCTGACAACACGGCTTGCAGACTATCCGGGATGGTGTCGAAACCGTATGTTCCTTCGACGGTTACTACAGTGCCCGGCTCTGCCTTGGTTTCGAGGGTGAGCGTATTGCCGTACATTTGTTCGACTTGGCCGGTAGTGTAATCCATGTCACCTACAGTAGGGTCAAACATGAATTCAACTGGATTATCGTTAAAAGTCACACCGGTGACACCGGTATACCATGCGGATAGAACAACTTTTCGACCATCCTCACTTACGATTGCTGGGTTACTCCCAGTCGCTTGGGCAACCATTGCGCCACATAAAAGTTTCTGCAATGCGGGCAGTATAGTTGGCAACCATTTACGAGCGTTCTCACCGCCAATATTCTCAATCGGGATAAAAGACATTTTTCCTCCAAATATGCGAAAAGGGGCACCCCACATTGGGATACCCCTACTATTTTACCGGTTATGCATTGGACTTGATGGCGTCAAGAATCGCGTTCACGGTGGTGATAACGTCAGCCAGTCCCGCGTCACTCTGCAACTTGGTAAGCTTACGAAGATTTGCCAACGCGTTTCCGGTATCATCCAGTTGGGCACTGAAGTTAATGTTCTTCCCGGAGTTATCAACGAAACTTACTTGTGTGACATGCTGAGACTTGGGCGCGTCACCGTCCGCAAGGTGAGCATAAATGTTAGTCATATCTAATCCTTAAAAACGAGATGGGTAGGGTCGTAACCCTACCCCCGTCACTTATCGTCAGGCGCTAGCCTTCGGTGTCAGCACACCGGCACTCTTGACCTTCATCAGAGCGCCACCAGCGAAGATTTCACTCAGGTATTCCTGCTCATTAGTCTTCAGCGCAAAATTAGTGAAAGCGCTGATAGACGTGTCACCAACCATGCCATAGGCTTCCGGCACGATAATCACGGCACGGGTCGTAGCATCATCGGTCTCAGTCCACCAGTCCGGCGTGATAACCTTATCTACGCCAAGGTAGGCGGCGAGATTATCATTACCGTAGCCGACGAGCGGACGGCCAATGCCATCAGCCGCGGTGATAATATCCACCTTGGTATCGGGGCTAAGCACGAGCACCTTGGTACCGGTGGCGGTAATCTTGGATGCAAGGCCGACCACATCAAGCACGAGATTAGCACGAGTACCCTCGGCCGCGCTCAGAACGAAATTCTTCCCCGCGAACTCGCTGGAAGTGTCCTTAGCATCGGTCTGCACGGAGCGGAAGAAATCAAGGTCGGTATAGCCGCCAAGAATAATCTGACGGTCGATCGCGTGCAAAATATAGTTCGGCATTTCAGCCAGCAGATACTTCACGAGGGCGCCCGGCTTGTCGGTACGACGAATATCACCCTTGTTAAGTACTGCGTACTTCACGACGAAATCGGCGGCAAGCTTACGTTCCACAAGGTTAAACTTCTGCGTCCTCTTGCTGGTGCCGTAACTGGCAACCTTGTATCCGTGGGCGCGGGTATCATCGGTCAGGCCGGCCAGCTGAGCGCCAACGGTGAAGCTGTCAACGTCCAGCTTGCGATACAGCGGCCACAGTTCGCTAGCCTTGTTGAGCGCGTCATCGATTTCGGTGATAACGCTGGTCGGGACAAGCTTTGCCACGCTTGCTTCGTCAATGCTGGAATTGTCGGAGTAGGCGTGGCGTGCCAGTTCCTCACGCCAAGCATTCTTAAAGCCCTGCACGCCCTGATTATCGGTACGCCACAATGCTTGCTCGTACGCCTTGGTAGCGTCCTCACTCTTCAGCCAGTCCTTCAGCGGGTCACTGGCCTTGGCGAGAGACTGACGAGCACCGCCCGCACTGTTGATGACGATGTTGGTTCGACCATTAGCCACGGTGTCACACTCCTTACTGTTTTCTGCCTCGTTGGACTGTACCGGTTCTTCCGGTTCGGTGTTGTCACCGTTCTTTTCGGTCAGTCCATTGATAGCGTCCGTGATTTGGTCAATCAAGGTTTGTGCTTCATCCTTGGTGAGATTGTTCTTGAGTTCCATTATTTTTCCTTCGATACTGTTTAGACTACGGAAAACCGCCTTGCTATCGGCACCACGGTAGACCACGCTGATTTCGACTAGTTCGGCGTTATGGATTACACCGTTTTCGTCGGGGTCAGAATCGAAGTCGATTGTGATACTGAAAGAGTTCGTTAGCATTCCTTCACTTGCCAACTGTTGCACGTTCTGGCCTTGCTTATTGTCGCTTAGCCGAGCCTGAGCCATTAACCCGTCATCATCAAACCACAGTTTCTCGATGATACCGACTTGAGCCGTGATACTCGGCATATGGTCGAGCAGCAGCGGCAAAGTCAGCCTGTCAGATTCGGTCAGGTCGGCTACAAGCTTGAGTTGACCATCATTCACGGGGACTTGCAGTGTTGCAAGGTCTACCGTGTAGCCATTGGTCATGCGCGTGCCAGAGTTGGCAAGGAACGTCAACGTGTGTCCGTCACTGCTGACATTGTTCGCGTCGCATGTGAGTGTCTGTTGCATTCCTATTTCCTTACGTTTTGAGCGTCCTTACGGGGCTTTATTGCTCTACACTGATTCTAACACTATTAATGAGAATGATTCTCACTAAGCATGGTGATGTGATAGAGCAGATAGGCACGGCAGTTAGGACACTTGAGCATAAGGCGGATACTATGCTCCGTCTCGCCTAAAAACCTTCCGCACTTCTTGCACTTGATTTCCATTTTCACGCCACCTCGTAAGTCTGCGTGCAACGACAGCGCGGGTGAGCCGCCGCCGTAACCATCGAAACATAATCGTTAGTGAAGATCTCACCGTCAATATCCACGGAATCACCCTCGTCCATGAAGCTTTCCGCAAGCCCCACAACTTTGCCGTTCATATGCTCGCAGAATGGGCACGGCTTCTGCTCGCTACCGGCATCCAAACCGCTAGTGTGCCAGACCTTTTTCAAGGTCACGCCGGTTTTACTGCTGAGATTCTGCGCGCTGTAGAGATTGCCCAAGCGTTCAGCATTCCTCAACTCGTTCCCGGCCAGCAATTCGGCTCGGTCATCGTCAAGCAATCCGTACAATTCATGTACAAGTTCCTTGTAATCCAGTTTATCCTTGATACCTTGCGAGATAATCTTGTCAATACTCTTATTCGCGGTACCGGTGACAGCGGTCACTGTCTTGGTCAGTTGCTTGCGGTACGCCTTTTCAAACGGATCCGGCAGGGTCTCCCAGCCGACAAGTTGGGCAATCTGCGAGGGCGTCCAAGCGTCAAGAATCTTGGCAATGTCTGGATTAGTTTTGGCTAGTTCCTGCATTGCTTGAATAATCGTCTTGCCTGTGGAGTTGGCGTATGCGACTATTTGCGGCTCGTAGACCGAGAAAAGACCATCAACGAGTTCGGCTTGAATTCCCACACTATCCACGTCAGTCTTAGCAAAACTATGCGCCGCTAGATTAAGGTCAATCAAGTCACGGTAGAACTTGCGGACTAGCTTAGATGCCTTACTTACGGTTGATTCTTCAACGCCCGGTTTTACCGGTTCCGTCTTAACGTCATCATCTTTCGAGGCCTGAATCTGTGGCACAATCTGCGGGGCTTCCGGCTTCACGAAAAGAGACGGTGTAGCCGGTTCCAGTTCCAACGCACTATATTCTTCGGGCAAACGCAATGCCTTCACAGCAGTTTCAACGCTCGCCCCCGCATTGATAAGCTTGATAAGCGTATCGACCTGCACTGCCTGAGTGTCGGCCTGCACCTTGCGCACATCAGTCTGTGCCGGAATATCGAGGGTGAAATTTATGCCGTATCCAAGCCCACCCGTGATTCGGTCAAGCTCGAACTGAAATTTGTCCCACACCGTCATGCAGAGCGGTTTCAAGGTATTTTCGATAAAGGCTCGTTCGGCCTGCTCGGCATTGGCATAGGTCTGTCCATTATCGATACCGCGCACAATATCCGGCACCGCGAGGGCGCTTGCAAGCCGAGTGTTTACCACGTCGTTAAGACTGGACAAGTCGAGCGAATTATTGGACTGTTGGAAAGGTACCCACACCAATTTACCGGTATCTGACGGTTTACCGCTCAGGGGGTCTACCGGAATCATGTTATAGACCACGCCGTTATTGTGTCCGGCGCCTTGGAACGCCTGTTCAAGCTGATTTTTTGTGCGTGTGAAATCGTCGGCGGTAGCGGACACAATGCCCATCATGCCAGCTGGGACAGCGCCGTTAGCGAAGAAGCCACGCTCGTAATCCGCTATCATGTCATCGACGTTTGCCCACTTGCGGATGGTCTGTGCGGGACTGATGCCACGCGACGGGTCAAGCGGATGTGTGGAATAGCTGAGTGCAATAGTCTCATTACGAGTAAAAGTACGAGTTTCCAAACGTCCGTTAATAGTCATGGTGACGCGATGCGTCCAAGTCGTGTGGCTGCTATCCCACTGTCTGCTATCTTGTGGGAGGAACGTATAACCAGCAATATTGTCCGTGGTAATGTTGCCGCCCGGCTGAATATAACCGCCCTGATTCGTCCAGATCAGTATATCAAGATGGGACTGCGTAAGAATTGAATTAGCAATGAACTTCAGGAACTCAAGGCACGAGAATTGGTCATTAGGCGCGTACAATGCTTTGAGCGCCGGTGGTGCCGGGTTGATACGCTCGCCTTGAGCGTCAACAGCGTAGGGGATGATAGTGGCGAAACGTCCCGCAATCGCGTTGGAATATGGGAAAATCTGCGCGTACGCATCATAAGGTGGAATTACCTGCGTTCCACTGCCGCTAACCCTAGTCCATCCTTCAGTCAATGCTGGGGACGTTGGACGGGTAAAGAAACTTCTGATTTTATATCCGAGTTTAGACAATGTTACCGTCTTTCAATAGGCTTATTGATAACGGTTCTCATTATACTAGGAAGCCCCCGCAATCACTGCGAGGGCTTATCCCAGTCAACCAACCACCGGTAAAGAAAAAGGACAAAGCTTTACCGGCTCTATCTATAATACTTCAACATCCCAACTTGTCAACTTAACCGGCGTGTACACACTCAATAGTGTAGCGTCCGCAAGGTCAGGTGAGCCAACATTATTTGCCGCCTTGTAATCCGCTTTCGCTTGCACTTGGCGTTGATTCTTCGTCGTGAGTTTCCATTCACGCGTGCTTAATTCTTCGAACAAGTCGTTTTTATCAGGCAGTGAATGAATGAAATGTATGTCACCGGCTACTAGTTTCTCAGCGAAAGTAAACCACATTTCGCTATTGATGTTGGGATATTTCGTGTTGTCTTTAGCTCGTGACGCGGAATTAATCGGCTGAATGGGTAATCCGTCAGCAATAAGCATGTCGGTTAGACCACCGCCAACACCACAGTCATCAATATTAATGGCGACTGGATTGTATCGGTCTGCCAGTTGTCTAATGGTCTGCGCCGAGTCCGTTAAACGCGTGTGGTTCCAACTGACTAAATCGATAATAGTGCCGCCCCTATTGACGGCTACGGCTGTCCTGTCGGCTCCAAGTCGTGCAACGTCAACACCAAAGGTTATGCCACCGTCCGGCATGATGGTGGTTTCTGCTGACTGCAATTGTTGCCACGACATGATGCGGTTAAGCACGTTATCGGTCGGCTTGCCCTCCCAGATGTGCGCGAAGTCGGGAGACCCTTTAGCCTCCTGCACTTGTTGCAACACTTCCCGCGGCAGTAGTCCAGCCTTGAGCGCAGTACGATAGGTGACGTGTCTGTGGATGGTTCGCGCTTTCACCTGCTCGTTAGCATTCCATACGAACCGCTCCATAACCTCGTCTTTCGGTGTCAGAGGATTCATGGCAAAAATGACTGTACTGTTTTCCTTGCGGATAGTCGGCAGAAGAATATCCAGTGAATGCTTGGAAATAAATTGCGCTTCATCGATAAAACAAACGTCAATACCCTCCAAACCTTTGACAGTGGTTTCGGGGTCATTATGCAAGCCCTTGAACACGAAACTAGTCCCATTTTCGTGCTCTATCGAGTCTTTCGTGATAGTGTATCCGCCAAGGTCTAACAGGCGTATAGAGTCCTCAAGACTCTTCTTCACTGATTCATTAATCGAGTTTTGGAACTCACGAGCGCACAAGACTCGAATAGACTTGACAGCTCCACGCAACACTAACGACTGACATATGGTCGTGGTTTTGCCTGAACTACGGCCACCCTCGAAAACGAAATAGCGGGCGGGCGGTGTAAGTGAGTGAGTCCACCAGAAAAGACTAGAATAATCATCAGGAATCTTCATACAACGTATTCTAGTAATTGGCATGGAAACGCCCCTCTAATCGCGCGAGTAGAGGGGCTGTAATTTTACTTTACATGCCATGAGATTATCACACGCATAAGTTGCAATCTCATGCCAGCCAGCGCTTCAGACTGGGAGCATTCCGGCGCATTCCATTATCTCTCATGCCAATAATGTTCATAGGCGCTCGGCTCGGGGGCTGACGGGACTCGAACCCGCGACATATAGACGTGCCACTTAGTCATGTTGCGACACGACAAATAGCCACGTCCCGTTCTGTCCACTGAACTACAGCCCAAGCAATGACATAATAGGCGCATGCTCCTATTATGTTCCGCTCTCCCGTCTGGACTCGAACCAAAACAAGCAGTTCCAAAGACTGCCGTGCTACCTATTACACCACGGGAAAATTAGTTAGCTTGGATTTTAGCTGGCTACCGCCGCAATCCTATCGGCCGCCAACCGTTGACCGGAGAGCATATGTTACCTCACTATCGACCATGCTCGCTAGCCGCCCTTTTATATTTCGTCTGAGTCACTGCAAGAGTAGTGTACTCAACCGCCTAACGCTTATCCTAGGCTCACGTTAGGATTGCGGAACGTGAGGGATTCGAACCCCCGAACCGTTGCCAGTTAGCACCTTAGCAGGGTGCCCGCTTAAACCACTCGCGCAACGTTCCAGCCCCGTCTAACGCAAAATGAAAGGGAATGCTAGACGGGAATTAAATTATATATATAGATAGATGGCGCAATTTCTTTTCTTGCTAAGAAATAATATACCACATCAGACAGGCAAACACGCCGAAGGTATAATCTTCGGTGCGTAATGATTTTGAGCACAATTATGGTGGAACCGGGGTCGTGGAATATCGGCACTATAATCACATAATACGCTAACCTTAACCGCCGCAGGATTAGCAATAACACTGTAAAAACTTTTGACATACGTACCACTATCAACGTAAATATCAGTCATCCCGCCGCAAGCTGACTGCGTTTGCGTTTGAACAAGCATGGAATTTAAATAAGTCATACATAATGCGCCGGTTTGCTGGTTCGTCGTGTAACCGTTAACATCTTCGTTGATAGTACCCTTAAACTCCCATATTCTATCTGTCTTGCAGAAAATACCGTTCATCGCCTTACGTTTAAACGGATTCCTAATCTGCCCACCCACAAGGTCACCACCTTGAGCGAAAGCAACACAGGTTAAAAGCTGTATATCATCCAACGCTTCGTAATAAGTCTCAAAGACTCTGTCAAGGTCGGGATATGCTTTCCCTTTAAGTTTTCCGTTGGACGGGAAACGATATTGAAAACTCGTATAATCGTCATCGAGCTGAAGAAAATAATCAATTCCTAAATCACGCGCTAATTCGTAGGAATATTGACGAGGGTAGAGGATGCCGGTACGCGGGGTGAAATTGTCCATACTATCGGTATATTCGGCTACCTTTTCACGGTTGAATATTTTAACGTTTTGTTCACCGTATTCATGAATATAGTCGGATATTGTTGGGTCAGTATCGTCTAAAAGAAAATACGTTTTACCGGTATAGTGTTGTCGTTTAAGCGTCTTAAATGTTTTTTGATTAAACGGACGTTTACGAGTGAGAATAAAAACAGCACTATTCCTCATTGGTTAACGCTTCCTCTGCTAACGCTTGCAAAGTCTTGGTCATTTTAATAAACCCATTTTCAATAGCATTATCGTAATCGACGATAACGAGGGCTAGTTTTTCGAAAATCTTCCGTTCGTTTTGTGGTAGGTGTGAATAATATTCAGCTATTTGGTCGTAGTTAAAGACTGTGAACCGGTAAGCCGCGTGCGTTAAGAATTTTCGCAACTTAGTATCTTTAATGTTAGCTTTAATATACGTTAAAAGTTCATCGGTCTTAGAATGGTCATATAGCGCGGAGAGAGCGGGTGGGGTATCGGATTGTGGTGTATACACCGGCGTATCGATTTTAGTAGTATAAACGTTATCCGGCGTATCATCGTTAATCCGTAAATCGAATTGGCCCATATCAAGCGAGGGTAAATCGGTTTTAATCTGGGCTAATTCGCTGTTAAGCATATCTATATCGAACCCGGAATTAAGTGTCAGCTGATTATGGACAAGCGTATAGGCGCGACGTTGAGCGTCAGACAAATCATCCAGACAAATAACTGGACACGTCTTACGCTTAAGCTTCTGCAAGGCCAACACTCGGCCATGCCCTTCCACAATGATAGGCACACCGTCCGCGTCATGCCACACGGCCACTGGGTCATTCATACCAAACTCTTCAATACTGGCCGCTATCTGCGCCACCTGCTCGGCTGGATGCTGTTTAGCATTCATGGCATACGGCACGAGGTCAGCAACCTTCATTTCGATAATTTGCAGACTCATTTTCTACTCTCCTTATCCCGCCAAATCATGTATAGACGGAGTATATACGCCTTCTCTACTCTCGGATATGCTTTCATCAATCCAGAGCGGACACCGTTAATATTACGTCTCACCATGCGGATAGTCTTCGAGCCGCGCGTGAGCCGCCAATTATCCCACAGGAAGCGGCCGAAACGCACTGTGGCATAGCTCATGTCTTCCGCTGGATGTTGGACGAATTCAAGCCATTCGCGCACAGTCCAAAAATCATTCTTCATCTTCATCACCCTTGACGAACTCAATATTAATGGTTGGTGGAACATAGCCGTTAACTGTCTGTTCAACCGGTTGCAACGCTTTGCCGTCAACGCGGTCAACAGTGTCAACTAGCTTCTTCCAACCTTCTCGCTTCTGCATGTCCAACACGGTTTGCAATGCGGCACGTTGGAATTGCGTAAGCTCCCCACCCTTAGCCTGCAATATGACCTCTTGCAGTTCAATATCGGTCATGCGGCCATACCGGTTGACGTTGTAGGTGTATGAGTCTTCCTTCTTCCACCTACCATTGCACGCGTTCTCGGGATGGTCCCCGAAACCGCCTTTTCCTGTCGGATTGTTAACCATTCCTTTTTTAACACCCATCGTCAAAGTCCTCCAATTCCAATTGCACACTATGCGGCTTACGGCATTCCGCAATCATGCTTTTTATTTCAGGGGCATTCAAGTCAATCGGCGTAGAATTATGCGGAATACTCAACGCTTCCAGCTGTTTCCACGTCAAGCTCATAAGCCTAACACCTTTAAAATGAGTCGAAACAGCATGATACAAGCAAGCATCATCACCAACGCAAAATCAACCAGCACTAGCACGGCCGCGATACTGCCAATGATATGGCCGATGTTCTGTTTAAGCTTCTTCACTTGCCAGTCCCTCCACTGTGATATGCGCGCCAACATGGATACCGGACGTGTAGATTTTGGTTGCTCCCAAGTCAACCACCTGACTATCATCCACCCACACCCCCACATCAGTCAAGGCGTCCAATACGGCACGGCACAGTTTGTCAATATCAGGCGGAACGGTAGGCATATGACGTTTCACGGTTTTAGGCCGCGGCATAAGAAACGTGATACGCACCGACACGGGCACATCCTTGTCAAACTGTGTGAACTTTTCCTGAGTCATTGCAATACGCGCATTGTCGGACACGAGGTTACGCCACGGCTTCTCCCTTTTGCTCATAGGGATGGCGTGCCCCCGCACGAAACGGTAACTACCTTTAGGTGCGGGAGTCATGCCATACGCGTTAAACGTTAACGTTTTGGTTTTCAAAATGCGGTTTCACCCCAAGCGTCACTATTGCCGAAATCGTCGAAATTGGACGGACTATTAGCCGTCTGCTGTTGCTGAGGCTTCGGCGGACAGGGCGGATACACGGTAATCTTCGGGAATCGAGCATCGAAATACACGCGCGGCTGTCCGTTATTATCAGTCCCGCAAGTGTAATTGAAAGCGGTCTCCAAACGCACCTCACTACCCTTGTGCAATACCTTTTGCAAGGCTTGCGCGCGGTTAATATCCCACTCGGTACAGCGGATAAAAATCTGGCAGTCATCGACATATTGGCCGGTCTGCTTATCCTTATGCGAGCCATTACCGGCCACGGTGAATTGCAGAATCTGCTTACCCGTCTTCGTCGTCTTCAATTCAGGCTCACCTGTAAGCCTACCGTGTTCAATCAGCAGAATAGGGTCGTTCATTTGTTTTGCTCCAATCGTTTCGAACGCTTGTATTCGCGTATCTGCGCTAAACGTTCCTCGTATTTTCTGGGATATTCTTTTTTGATTCTCGCGTATTGTTCGCGGTCATGCAGTAACCGTTCCTCACGGTGTGCTTGATAGTATCGGCGTTTACGTGCCCGTTCAAGCTCGCGTTGTTGAGCGGTTAGTGGACGTTTCCGTTTAGGTTTTCGGAATGCCTCTATTTGCTCTTGCAGTGGGGTAAGGTCGTAGTCCTGCATCTGGGTGATGTGCGCTTTCAACGCGCATTCTATTTCACCTTCGGCAGTCAGCCTACTCACTTACGCCGCCTTAAATACAGCTCGGTCTTTAGCCTCTATGGCTTCGACCGGGATACGGTAGTTCCTTTTAACCTTGATTGCTGGAATTTCACCGTCTTTGATAAGGCTGCGGATGGTTTGCGTTGTTACTGCGTAGTGTTCGGCGACTTGTCGCACTGTGTAATATTTCGTCATATCTCATAGCATACACGACATTTCGACAAATTGCAACCGTATCGCAAAAGTATGGAAAACATCGCTTATATGTCTGCCCTGCACCACATGCAGTACTACCCTGCACCACATGCAGTACTACCCTGCACCAC